TTTGAAAAAAGATAATACTGAACTATTACTTGACGCTACAGGTACAAAGTTTGTTGACCCTAATGACGCAAATGCTGAAATGCCTTTGATAGTTGATACAAAAGAAGACGCTGAGAAGTGTCTGAATAATAATGAAGTAAATGACCCTATGACTATTATACAAGTAAAGTCTGATAGTTGGGGCGATGTTGAATATTTTTTTTAGAAAGGACTGAATAATGACATTTTATAATAATGATGATATTTACAATGATATAACAAAAGAAGTAGATGAGCTTCACAATAAGATAGATAAGTTAACGAAGCTTGTAGAGAAAATTAGCTCGGAAAAAAATTCCCAAACTCAAAGCCGAGATATATCAATAGGATCCACAGAAGACCCTTTATTAGTTGAAATGTAAAGAAGTATAGACCTGCTATTTTAAAGAGTTTCTTCATAATTTATATTTAGTATAGTCTATTGCATTTATAGATTACCCAGCAGGTCCTAGTTATAATTGCCCTAATTGCTATCAGGATTTTGAATAACAAACCGGCCCTAGTTGAGATTGATTGTCTTACCTGTTTTGGTGTTATCGCCTGTTACCGTTTCTGTTCGTGTGCCTGCGATTGTTTCACTATGACTGCCATCCACGGTAAGAGTATAGTTACCACCTACCTTTAAATTATAATCACCACCACTATTGACATTGACTTTACCTACTCTGGTGACTACATTGACATCGCCAGTATCTACTTGTATATTAAGGTTTGCATTAGCACCTACTTGTATATCATAGTGATTGTTTAATGTAGCAGACTTGTTAATGTATATCTTATGGCGTCCGTCTATACTAATATCACTATCGCCTTCTATATAAGTCTTATCTGAACCAACGGCCATCTTGTAATTATGGCCTTTTATTATATTCACTTGGTCGCCAGTTGGTGTCCATTCTAATGATGTACCTATCTTGTGCCTTATATGAATACGCTCTGCGGCCGGCGTATCGTCAAACTCTTGTATATGGCCACTTTCCGTTTCCGTTACCTTATTATATGGATACACAGCAGCGTATGATATAGCAGGCTGTGACCACTTTGTTGTATCAGAACCTAATATAGTACTGCCGTCTGCGGCCGATGTACTATCAAAGTCTGCTGTAGCAACATCTGTTATTCGTGTCGCTGTTCTTATTTCATTTACTAGAGAATTGTCTCCAGCGGCCAGTCTGTTAGTGTCTGTCTCATTAATGTATTTCGGATAGATATTTGAACCATCATAGTAGGCCTTTGAATAATAACGACTAGAGTATTCAGTAGGTTTACCTGGGAGTACTCCAAGAACAACTGGTTGTTGCGCCTGCTCTCCATCTCTAAAGAAACCATATACCCAAGTACCATTTACCAAAAAGGTTGGCGACTGACCCAGGCCACTTATACCACCAGCAGTCGTAGGTAATGCACATTGCGCCCACGGCAAGTCCGCTGTAGGTAAAACGGTAATGTCGTCTGAATGGTAACCCAAGCACCTTACACGCACTCGGCCTACCTTGTGAGGATCCTGTCTGTCTTCAACTATTCCTGTAAAATGTATAAACTTGGCCATATTTTCTTCCGATACTTGTACCTTTTAGATAACATCAGATACTATTATTTTTACTATTTATTCTAAACCTACGCAACTGACACGCTAGTGTCATATCTTTGAGCATTATTCGTAATACTGCCGTGCGTATAGCGATTGCTGAAAGTACGCCGACTTTATGATTGAGTTCGTCTATTGCGTATGTTCCTTTAAAAAACTTCTGTAAGATTACTTTATACAGAGCATCCTCATAGGTCTTGCGTATGGTTCTAAATGTGTTGCGTAAAGGGTTGTTTAATTCTTTCATTGTTCTAATCATTGTGTTTTTGTTCTCATTTTGTTCTCATTTATTCTGGTTTGTATGTCAGCAGATAGAGTGGAGTGTGTGCTGAGAGACCCTAATCTATGCCCTTTAGACCTCTGGAGGGGCGTCTCGGAGGGCGATTCTCTATGGTTCTCTCTAGTTGTTGTCATATGAATAAACTACGAATATTCTCTTAATATTCATCAAAGATTCCAAAGATACCTTCATCTATCTTCTCTTGCTCAAAGACTTTACCTTTATCTTCTTTTCCTTCTTCTACTTTAATTGTTTCATTATAGTATGGCGATTTAACACTATCTTTCAGACATTCAACGGTCATTGAGTGGTAACTCTTTGCTGGTATAACTTTATGTATTATACTTGATACTAACCATCTGCCTGACATTATATGGTCTTGGTCTATATCACCAACACTTATACTTTCGTATCTAGGCAGTTCTAATCCAACCATTTCACCAACTGATAATCCTGTGTATCCAGGCACATCAAATTTTACTTTAAAGCATTCTAATGCTACCTCTTGTGCTATTCTATTCAGCATTGAGTTTTCTGGCGATACAGAAGAATAACCATCATATTGATTTTCTGTCTCACTACTATGAAAGAAAGTACCATCTGCGTAATCTGTCAATGCTAGATTGTTTCTAAATGGATAATTAGGTAGTAATTTCTTATCACCTTGTCTCATACCCATACCATCGTGCTCTGTATGATGTTGTGTATCATAGTTCTTTTCGTAATTAAAATCTGCATTACTAAATGTCTTGTTAAATAAATCTGTCTTTAATACACGACTTGCAACACCACCCATACCTAACATTTTCATAAGATTAAACTGGTCTATAACTTCATAACTAAACATTGTCTGCATTTCTTGGGTAACATCACGGTTACCTTTATCTCTTGTCGTACCTGCCATAGTTGGTTTAAAATAACCATTGTTAGGTCTTGTACTATCTAATCCTACTGCCATCATATTCTCATATGAACGGCAATGAAATCCATCTGCTGTCTCATACCATTTAAATCCTGTTGAATTAAACTGACTTGATTCTGCCATACTGCATAAGAAATCTATTGCCTTAAATGGTCTAAATCTAGGAATGACTAACTTACGACTACCTTTTGTGCCTTCAATGTAAATGTCTTTACTCGTTCCTAATTCAGATAATGCTACACTAGAAATCATATCAGATACAGCACCACTAAATGGTCTTTGTACTTTTAGAGTTTGATTGGTAATTTGTTCTTTACTACAGAAGTATAGAATATAGAATTGTGACCTAGGATTATGTGGTTGTTTCTCACCTATCTTGTAGATGACCATAGGATACTTTTCAAAATCATAATATCTACTAGAACCTGGTGTACCTAGTTTAAATGATAATAGTTCATTGCCAGTCAATGGCATATTGTTAGGCAAACCTGTACTATCTGATATAACTAACTGACCTGTTAAGTTCTTCTCGTTTATATCTTCGTAAATATTGATTTCAGCAACAAGACTTGTTATATCTGTTTTCTTTGCTTTACTTGAACCGTCAAAGGACTCTCTACTATGTACCACTATTTCAGATAGCGTATAGTCACCTGCCTTTTTCAGGTCATCGGTTTTAAGTTTGCTATACATTATTATTCACCTATTAATTTGTCAAACTCATCTAAAAATGTTGATAGATATCCTTGGTCTAACAATTTGATTTCGCTTATATCGTTTTGTTTTCTTTGTTCGTATTCTCTATTAGATACAGATACAGAACCTGCGTCTGATTCCATACATTCTATATGGACACCTGTATCACCACTAGTTTGTTTCTTTTCGTAATGATGTATACCTTCTGGATTTGTATACTTGTCTTTTAAAAATGTTTCAAATTCTGCATATGACATAGGCCAACCATAGTATGCGTCTGTTATATTATTTGTCAACAATATAATCCAGTGATATTCTGATTTACCGAAGTGATTAAATGCTACATCTTCTGGTCTTTCGCCAGGTTGTACAAAGTACTTCTGATACAGCATAGCTGCGTCTAATACTTTTTCTCTTACCTTTACTCGTTTGATTATGTTAGTTGCCAGTTTTGCTTTCTGGTCACCTTTCATATCATATAGTATAAGTGGGAAACTTGAAAAATACATTTATTAATATCCTTTAGCGATTGTCTCTTTAGTCATAATTTCTGTTTCTGCAAATGTACAATTCATTGTTGTTGTTATAGGTGCAGCTCCTCTATCGTCTTCTCTAAATGTATGGAATGTTCCTTCTGTTGCATAGTCAACATCCATACCTGTCATAACACAACGAGAAATCTGTGGTATATAATCGTTTGTCTTGCCACGATACATATAAGTTATTTGAAATTCAGATGGAGACAAAAATGCTGATTTAGTTTTATTACTAAATTCAGGTAACATATGAAATTTAAATAACTTGATAATCTTTTCTACATTTAACATTTCTTTTCTATTCTTTGGTGCAAATGTAAATGGAAACTGGAATTCTCTAAATGGTACACTTCTAAAAACTTGTTCGTTAAATGGATTTAATGCTCTACCCATTGACTTATCTATTGCACCTCTAACATCACCAACACCAGGCAATGCACTTACGATACCGGTTACTGCCTCACCTAATACTCTTTCTATCACAGCACCACCACCATCAATCATTGCTTCTTTGAAAGACATATCTTTACCTGCTTCCATACTAGACGCCATAAGACCAGCAAGACCAGTTGCTAAGTTTTCATAGTTTGCTTTGTATGAGAATTTTGCAGCTTCGGCAGGTGTATATAAACACACCGTATCACTAATTCTTGTATGTGTATGTGAACCACCTTGACCAATACCAGAGGACATTTCTCTTGCCTTTCTAGTTGTCGTTAACTTCGGAGCAGCTGCTGAATCTGCTGTTGCAATTGCATCCCGATTAGCTTCTGCGTCATCATCAGCTGGTACTTCTATCATTCTCTTCATATTACTACCATATGTAGTTTTTCTGTTTTCAATAATATCAAATATTACATAGTGACCTTCATCTAACATACCTGTTTCTTCAGGATAATATATCTGACCCCAATTAATTCTGGAACGGACTCTACCTTGCATAGCGTCACCTGAACCAATCTCTAGTGGTGATTTATTTAAAATCTGTCGTGCTTTTGCTTTAGTCGCTTCACTATTCTCGGCACCAGTAAACTGATTGCTGAAGTTGTCTATTTGTGATGTTATATCACCAGCAAGACCATCAACAAATCCTTTTACAGCATTTGCACCTGAATTGATACGACCTTTTATAACTTGACTTACTTTGTTTGTATATCCCATATATAAATATCCTTATGAATTGTACTAATATTTATACAGGAAATGGCAATGGCAACAGCAAGTTATAAAGGCAAATATAAACCTCAAAACAAAGACAAATACATCGGTAATCCTAATAGAGTTGTTTATCGGTCTAATTGGGAGAGAAGATTTATGGTATACTGCGACCGTAATGAGGCAATCAAACATTGGGGTAGTGAAGAGATAGCAATCCGTTATCGTAATCCTGTAACCAAGAAATTACACAATTACTTTCCTGATTTCTTTGTAGTTACCGACAAAGGTAAGTATATTATTGAAATCAAACCAAAGGCGTTCACCGTCAAACCTAAACCTAGGTCTCGTAAAACTAGAGCATATATCAATGAAAGTTTAGCGTATATTAAGAACAAGGCTAAATGGAATGCAGCCGTTCGTTATTGCGAAATGCAAGGTTGGGAGTTCAAAATCTTTACAGAAGATGATTTAGGTAAATTTTAAGTTAGTGCTGTTAGTTTTTCCCATTTTGATGATGGGTCTGGATTTCTATTACCACTACCTGCGAATATAGATTCCTGATTGTTTGTGGTTACAATTTGTCTATTGTCTTGTGATACACCAACATTATTACCTTTACCTGCTTGAGTAGCACCTTCTTCACTCAAAGTTTTTGCGTTCTCTTTATTGTTGGCTGCTACTTTTTGCATTGTAGAATTAGATTCTATTTCTGCTTTCTTAACTTCGTCTGTTTCTTCAACTTCTTTAGGTGCACCTTTTTTATCTGTTGACAATGCAACTTTCTCCATACCGATATACTTACCAAACTTATCTACGAAACCATTATAGATTCTTTTAAATATGTCTGCAATATAATCACCGATACTACCAAATGCTTCTTTAATACTATCCCATATTCTACCACCTAGACCTTTTACATAGTCTACCATATTTGATATACCTTCTTTAAAGGCATCCCATTTGTCTATCAGACCTTGTTTCATCTCCGAGAAGTAATTAACTAAATTATCCCACTTCTCTTTTAAGTATTCACCAAACTTTGTAAACACTTCTCCTAGATAGTTATATGCGTCTATGACTGCTTGTTTAATATCTTTGAATTTAAACATTATAACTGCGATAAGAGCAACTAATGCTAATATAGCAGCTGCCCATAATAACACAGGTACAAGTGAAACCATTAAACTTGCACCAAATAGTTTTAGTGATTTAATAGGTGTCTTCATTGCTTTACCGAAGTTCATAAAAGATTTACCCATACGAGCTGCCATTTCACCAAGTTCAACAAATGGACCTGTGATACTATCTTTGATACCCATAAAGGTATCAGATATACCAGCAAACATACCTCGTGGGTCAATAAAATCACCACCGCCACCACCACCAGCAATCTCGTCTGAACCTTGACCTGTTACCTGTATTCTTTTTTGTTCAAGTATTTCTTTTTCTTTTTCTAAATTAGCACTTCTTTCAGCGATTGCTTTTTCTGCGGCTTCTCTTGCAGGACCAGCCTGCATTTTGACTACATCTTTTGTATCTTTTGTTAATTCTAATTGTGTTTTAACTAATTCTTTTTCTTTTTCTAAAATTTTATCTTGTTCAATTTTGAGTTCTTTAGTAGACATTACCATCGCTCTGGCACCGTCTTCTGTTTGCTCAACCATTGCCGCTATACCTTGTTTACGCAAACTCTCTACTTGTTTTTCTGCCTCTACAATCTTAACTTCTCTAGTTCTCATTGCGTCTTGTAAAGACTTCATATCAGCAGTTAAATCTTTTTCATCAATACCTGCTGTCAAATCATCTACAGAAAATCCTAATTCTTTCATTCTGTCTGCTAACAAATTCATCTGTTTGTTAACTTGACGAGGATTATCTCTAAATGAGTCTATTGTTTCTGCAACTAGTTTATTTAATTTAGGCTGAGTAGTCTTAACAAGTCCTTCAACAGAACCTTGTACTTTGTTAGATATTGCTTTGAATATGCTTACTATCTCGTCTTGCGAGGCTTCGGTTAGTGTGGTTGCGGCCATTTACTCGTTACCTTATTTGTTTTTCTTACTTGAACCTGTATATAAACCAAACCAAGCTGCACCAGCACCAACAACGATACTGATTAACCCACTTTGTTCCATAGTAGGTGCCTGTAAGTTCATATACCAAATTACACATTTGTATAATAAAACAATATATACGGTTAAGAACAATCTTGGAAATATTCTCCAAGCGTCTACTGCTCTTGCCATATGAATAATTTTTGCGTAAGGATTAGGACCTAAATCTTTTACACTAGTGTCCACTTCCAAGTCAACCTTTACCTTTTTACTGATTTCTTTTTTATCAGCAGGTACTACAATTTTTTCTTCTGCCATTTTTTATCTCCCACGATTATTCGTATACTTTTTTTCTAATATATGCTTGTTCGTGTCTTCCTAATATTTCTAAAATCTTCCACGAACCATCTTCTTGTACTTGTACTTTTGCGTTAACTTTATCACAAGTCATATTGAAGACACCACCTTTTTCTTTCTTCTCTTTATAGTCTCTTTCTGCTTCTCTCTTATTTTTCAAGCAGTCCATCAAGTTCTCACTTGCTCTATGGTCTACTAATTTTCTTTCACCTGTTGCGTTATCAATTTCAAAGATACATACTGCAAATACAACACCATCTTCTGGTTGTGATGTTGAAGTCTTATGTTCTTCTGTCATCACCGTTATATGTTTATGTGCCTTCTCTTCTATAGGACAAACTTGGTGTCCGTCATCTCCACAACCTGTACAATCAGCATATGCTGGTGCGTACATCATCAAAAATAAAAATGCTATTGCTAATAATTTGTTCA